CTAGTGAATACTACCCCAAAGTTCGCCTTCTCCATGATTAGGCGGAGCGACACCGTTCCATGTTCTTACTGGCAGATAGAGTCGTTCGCCTTCAAAGCCGTCGTAACCCACCCAAACATGACCGTCTTGCAACATTACTTCATCGTAATTAATACTTGCGCCTGCTGGCAGCTTACCTGCTTCATTACCATCAATACGGAATGGACCAACGTGCCATACTTGGATAGGTTCATTACCATTTTTGAATGTAGCTTGTTCATTTTTCCACCATGTGCCGTGTTTGTTCTTTTTCCAATCTGTTGTCTTAACCACTTGTTGTTGTTCATTCTTTTTAACTTCTTTTTTAACATCATTTTGTTTGATAACTTTGGCATTGCCTGTTCGAAGTTTTCCGCCGTTATAATAATGTTTAATACGGTTGATAAAGTAATCCTTCATTTTATTCTGATTCGCTTCTGTATACTTGGCTCCTTTGCCGACATGCAATTCCCATGAACGATGTGGGCATGATGTACCAAAGAACTCGTTATGCAGTCGTACTGTGTTTCGGTTAACTGGTAAGTCGTAAGACTTCATGACATCAGCAACAACTTTTAAAGTTGCTTCTTCGTTCTCTAAGAATAGCTTGTCTGATAAACGACCTGGGTATGACTCACAAATTTCGAATCCGATCAAGTTGCCGTTTGCCCATTGATTACCACAATGCCACTCAACGTAGTCTGTTGGATGATACCAAAGCACCTCGTTTCTATTAGCATACACACTTGCCCAACCATTAACATGTGTACCATTATTTTCGCGTGCGTATAACCAAGGTAAATATTGAGCAGGTGTCATACTTCCGTAATCATTATGGATAACCACGCCTTGAACACTTGGCTTTTGAGTTGTAATTTTATTACCTTTGATATGGTTAGAATAAATATGTTTCAATTGTTTCTCACTTCCATTCTTAGATTTATCTTGCTTTGCATTCAGCTTACTAATATCGTACTTTTCCATTGGCAATCCACTGCATACTTCTGCTTTCTCATCATTTAAATCTGTTCCTTTAGGACGTAATTGTAAATGAAGATGTGCATTCATAGGATTATCATAATAGTTGGATGAACCTTGCAATCCTACAATGTCGCCTTGATTGACTTTATCGCCTTTTGAGAATTGTAATGAATCGCGTTGCAAGTGGCCATAGATCCAATCATTACCGTTGGCATCTCTGATTTCTACTGTACCGCCGAAATTACCATGTGTTTCGCTTGTGACCACTGTTCCGCTAGTTACTGCAGGAATGTCGTTAGTTGCATTAGAATATAAATCAAACGCTCTGTGGTAACCATTACAAAATGAATCGTAGTTCACTCCGTTTTCTTGGTAGTTACGATAGCCATAGTTGTTTGGATAACCATTATATTTACGTGGGTCGGATGAAATCTTCCAACCTTGTTTAGTTAGATAATCGATAGCAGTTAACATCTATTTCAGCCCTTTCTCTTTTAAATAATCCTCTTGATCACGTGCTGATTTCTTCACAATAAACGTATTCTTCCACACACCATATGCGACCAATGCAAGTGGTAATCCAGTATTGATTACATTAATCCATGCATCTACTGTTCTTGGGTTAATCCATTCCGCGCTGATTCCACTTGCTTGCAGAGCAAGGTATAACGCCCCGAGAAAACCACCGATTAAAGCAATGTATTGTTTAATTTTATCTTCCATTTAACTCACTCCTTTGAAATAGTAAAAAGCCGATACCGAAGTACCGACTTTAAAAGAATACTTGTGCAAATCCAAATGCCGCAACGATAACCGCAACTACGCCTGATATAATTGCGACACTTATTTGTGTGTTGCCTTTTTGCTTTTCAGAAATGACGCTTTGGACATTATGCAAGGTGTCATCATGTGACTTGACTTTATATTTAATATCAATCACTTCATCACCTAAACGTTCCATTGTTCCACTCAGCTTTTCTAAATGCTTCTCAGAACGCTCTTGTGATTCGAAGGAGCGCTCTTGTAAGGATATTTGCCGATTGACCGTCTTTTCTAATGTGTTGATTGCCTCTGTATGCTTACGGTCATTATCATTGATACGTTCATAAATTTTGTTTTTTGCAGCCTCAAACTCGTGTTTAGCTAGATACTTATTGTCGTCTGCCATTAATCATCATGCCTCCGATAAACGCCATACCGCCGCTTTTGGCAGTCAATACCGCAAATTGCGCCCATGTCAGCCAATTTATCGCATTGTATATACTCGCGCTTGCCATTAAAAAGTAAATAATCGACGCGCCGACACCGCCGACAATCAATAAAAATTGACACGTGTTTGTCAGTCGATACCTAGGTATCAACCACGCTGCGGCAAACAAAATGATAGCCACAATCATCAACAACAATCCCCATATCCAAATAGACATAAGGTCATCTAAAGCTGAATAAAATTCAGAATCCGAGATTACTTTTTCTGATTCGACAAACCAGAAAAGACCTCTCATAAACGTAAAAATTGCAAACCCCGCAATCATCAAAAAGGCTAGTGCTTCACCTAAGTCTGTTCTTTTCATTGTTTCACCTGCTTTCTATAAAATAAAGAACCGCAATCAGAATGACTGCGATTCTCTTAAATAACAACATCGTATACTGCACCTGTTGGATTAGCGATAGGATTATCGGGCAATCCTTCCAATCGTTTCGCATTCAATTCCTCAATCGTTAACAATTCTTCACCCTCTTTTAATCGGAGGTGTTCCCCGTCGAAGTATACCTTGTCGAATTGTCTTGCAATTCGTTCGGTAGTTTGCAACACTTTGTCGTATGATTTTGTCGGAACGATATTACTACCGCCGAGTACAATTTCATAATGACCATTTCGGATTTCTAAATACAATGTCCATACCATTGTGTTTACCCCCTCATATGCACACGCAGTGTTCGCATGCGTGCAATGTTTTTAGTGTTTCCACTCTCGTTTTTTATTTTTAAATAGAAATAGAGCGGTTTATACGTTGGCGTACCTAAGTCAAGCGTTATATTTCCTTGTTGAGTCGATATGTTATTGCCCGCAAGTACAGATTCTTGCGCTGATACATTTAAGTCGCCAAATTCCTCAATACGTAAACCTACATTACCATGAGAATTTTCACTTTCAGCACCCCAGTCAGCAAGGTAAGTAAATGTAATGTAACGTGCTGAATGCTCTGCATAAACTACATTGAATATCTCAAAGTTTGTACTCGATGTACGATAAAATCTTCCGTCGAAGGTGACAATTCCGACAGCATAGAATGAAATGGGCTGAACGTCAAATGACATTGACGGTACACCATCTTGCATATAAACAGCACCGTCTGGTCGAGTAATATAAAGACCTCTCGGTCTGATAAATGTTTGTGACTTCGTTGTATTACTTGTTGCGCCTATCTCTTGTCCATTCATATATATTAAACTGTTTTCACCGACGATTGTTACTAACTGCGTATTGAGTGTTCCAGTAGTAATCGCGTCTGCTACCATACCTTCTGCAGTCAGCGCAGTTTTCGCTGTATTTCCTCCATCAGTTGATAACATCCACCCACTGCTGTTCATTGTCACAATATTATTTGGGTTATTTTTATCAACCGAATGAATACCCATATCATCAAATAATAACTCGCTTGATGTGTTTTGGATTTTACTTACCATAGAACGACTAACAATATCTAATGCAGCAAAAGGTAATGCTTTTATACCTGCCATTATTTCTGAAAACTCTTTTACGGTAGTCTGCAGTGAAGACTTGTAAGCATCTGTCATACTAGTTGTCCCGAAAGTGAGTTTTAAATCAATAATTTCTTTTTTAGCACTGTATTTCACTTCTTTTTTAACCACTCGTACTTCAACATCTTCTTTGATACGTTCATCTACTAAAAATACGCGATCACCTAAAACAGTGTGTTGATAGTCATATCTTTGTCTTGATAAATCATAAATATCAGCAGAAAAACTGATTTTTAAAGATTCATCTACAATACGTTCCATTTCTTTACGTAAGGTACTCGCTACTTTTACACGTCCATCACGCAAAGGTGGCGCCCACTTTTCACCATAAACAGAAGCTAATGGGCTGATGTAGGTATCCTTTAGTAACGCTTTACCGTCTATATCTTTTTCGTCTTGGTCATAGTTCCCGTAACCTCTAATTGCTGTAAAAAACTCTTGCGAATCTGTTTCTTTAACGATATTCGCAGTGTTTAATTTATACCTGAATTCATAATTGGTATCGTTGCCGATTTTGTCATATAAATAAACAACATTACCAACAATTTTAAATTCAAAGCCGTATCGTTTAATACCCCGTTTAAACATGCTCAATTTACTTTCTCCATCACCTACACCTTCCCACATTAATGAAGCTGATGAACCATTAATCATTACAGTAAAAGGTGTATTTGCAAATACTAAGTTGAAAAATTGAACATCTGTAAAATATTGATCATAACGTTTATACACTCTTAACTCATCTAATCTTTCAATCACTTCTGGGTTGGCAATGATGTCAACGTAAAAACTATTACCTTTCGTGACTTTCTTCGAATAAACGATACGATACTCATTAATGCCAACAATATCTCCGATAATCCAATGTTCTAAATCGGTTGTTTGACTTAAAAATTCCCTGTGATTTTTATCATAGGGAATCTGCATTCTTATACTATCATTCGTATTCAACTCATCAATGTGTTCGAAATCTGTAAATAGCGTGTACTCATTTCCTTGCAAGTCTCTTATAAACATTCAATCACCCTTCTAATCAAACTTCAGTACGCGGCTCTATAAGCAATGAATTTTCAACTGCCGTTACGCTGCTTTCAGAAGATGCTGTTACTATAGAGTAATCGCTTCCGTTTGAAACACAGTTGATTAAATGCATTTTTGATGCTCCTAGATTTCCATTTTTAAAACTAGCGTTAGAAATAGTACCTTTTGATGCTCTTGAATGATGTGAGTGTACGCCGATATTCACTGACACTGTACCTTCATTGACATCAATCACATTAGGACCACCGTTGTTATAATATTCTCCGTTAATTCTCATAATGTGTCCGCCATCGTGCATAGTCGAACCATTGTTCTGGTCAGCACCATTACGTCCGTTGTCGTAACCTTTGCAATCAATTTCAATAACTTTAGGTAAAACACCATTTTTAATATGGTAATTAAAACCGTCCATTGTTGCATGTTTAGCTACGCATCTTTGTATAATATTGAAATCATATCCCTCAATACTTAATGCGTTACCGCCACTGCCAATAGAAAAATAGCAGTCTTTTGCAAAGAAGTTCTTACCTGCTGTCGTTGCGATTAATTTAACACTATTAGTAAATCTTATGTTTTCAAAGTAAACTTTAGCATTATCAGTGATTTTTACTGCATCATTAAACATATTAGGAAGAATTTGATCGTCAGGAACTCTGGAATCATGTGTACGAATGTATATATTATTAGAACTGTCAATAAAATATGTGCCTGCTTTTTGCGATACTTCTTCCACACTATTCACTTTATCTAAGAATTTGATGTCATTCATATTGTGATAATCTATTAATTCAATTACACTAGTAGCATTTGCTTGATAAACATTTGAGTACGTAGAATCTTGACTCCAAATCAAACCGTCACGGTGTGCACCGATTAATACTTTACCTATACCTATCAAATTAAATGGCTTACTTTGTGAGAAACCACTGAATCCGTCAGTCCATCCGTATACACCTTCGTTAACTATAATTTCATCTGCATCGCCATATCTAAGTGCTCTATTAATTGATTTGAACGGTAACGATTGTGTCCCTGGGTTAGAATTATCCCCTTTCTTTACATCTACATAGTATGTTTTTGTCACTGGATTTTTATTAACTGACACATCATAATCAATCGAAGTATTACCGCTATAAGATGTTGCTACTTTAAAAGGTACTACAATTTTTAAGTCCGATGGAGGTGTGTAATTTTCAAAAGTATTATATACCTTTTCGTAAAGGGCGTTCTTTTGAGATGTTTCCTTAACAACTTTTTGTAAGCTGTCAATCCTTTCTTTTAATGTATCGCTAGTAACACCATCTAAATCAACTCTTGCTTGTATAACTTCAGCATCACTTGTACTTTCTTCTAAAATCAACTGATTTAATTGTTGCTGAACGTTAGTATTTTGCGAATTAACTTCTTCTGCTTTTTCAAGAATTATTTTCGCCTCTTCTGATAATGACATTACTTTGTTTAAGTTTTCAAAGACAAAGTTAAAATTCATTTCATCTAAAGCAGTTTTATCTGTAAGTTTCTTATCAACATCAGTAAAGTCAAACAAAAGTTTTTCTACAAGACTGAAAAGGAATTCGAAATTACTGTTAACGCCGTTTACACTCCTTCTATCAAAAAAACCATCTAGTATATGTCTGTTAACCAAATTATTCCCTCCTATACGTAATAAAACGGAAAGTCAAACTGCACATCTGCAACGCTACCACCGCTTATTTTAAATTTATTGACACCTGGTACAATACTGATGAACTTTCTGTTTGTATCTCTTAACTTGTTATTTATTAAGCCGACCAGAACTTTTGTACCGTTCAAATCTACGGTATTTCCTGTTCTCGGCTGTTTATACTCAAATTTTTCACCTGTAGTTTCATTGATCAAAACAAAGTTGCCATCCGTTACTAAGCTAGATAACCTAATATTCAACTTCATGTTTTCAGGGCGAACCGTAACATTACCAGCGTTCCAAACTTCAAATGCTGTATCTGTAAAAGTATATTTGAGCATATCGACATTTAAATTATCGACAGTACCAAACTTTCCGAAATCTAAATTGTTACTGTTTTTCTCAACGTCTTGCGTTGTATATGACGTTTCCCAGTAAGGTAATTCCACCGTTTCAAATTCAACTTCGAATTCAAACCATAAATCATCTACACTCTGCACTATTTCACTCACATTACGCACTTTCAGTTGCTTTCCTCCGACAAGTCGAGGTTCACCTAAATTCATATCTCCAGTGGTTTTACCGATACTTTCATATTTAATAGGTTTATCACTGTCGTAAGTTAACCTCATCTCACGTATATAGTACGTACCATAAAACAATTCATTGATTGCATCTCTCAGCGTGGCAATGTCATAACCATACTTAGTTTTTGCTTCCACAACCATTTTTGCTTTTCTGTATTCATCATCAAAACCATAATCAACGCGACGATTCATACCGTCACCGTATTCAAACCTTTGATTTTGATTAATAGATCCCACAATAAAACTGGAAACGCTCAATGCGTCCCCAGTCAATCTATTGTTACTTATTAAAAATTCTTCATTGTCTTTGACTATCATTAAATCAGTATAGTTCAAGGCTTATATCCTCCTTTGCATACGCTCTTTAGCAGATTCATCATCAACATAAGTTTTAATCGCTGGTAAGTCAGATTCGTTTGTAATATTGATAATTGGTCGAGCAACTTCAACACCATTTGTAATATCAGAACTTACCGCACCATTAATCTTGTCACTCATTCCATTGATGTCTTTGTCCATTTGTGGATTAATTGACTTTAATTCTGGTGCATATGCTTTCTCCATTTGATTGGCCATATTTTCGACTTCACCAACAACATTACTTGTCATTTGATGTATACCGATTGCCAAACCTTCACCTGTATAATTACCGATTTCCATAAACACACGTGAAGGCGAGTGTATACCTAATGCCGACTTAGCAGCGCTCACTGCATTTGATACAACTGAACGTGCAGCGTTAGCTATATTTTTTGCCATTGCTTTAACACCATTAATCATACCTTGAATCAAGTCACGTCCGGCACTCATCATATCGCCTACAAATGAACGTGCAGCAGATACCATACCTGACACACCAGAAGTTACCGCACTCATAGCATTGTTCATACCACTTGATATCGTTGATACAACATTCGAAATCGCACTCGCGATTGCTGACACAATACTTGACCAAGCTGATGTGACAGCACTTAAAATGCTACTCATAATCGAACTTGCAGTACTCAATGCACTACTAAAACCAGATGATACTGCAGAAACTACTGAACTTATAGCGCTAGATACTGCGGAAACTATACTCGACCACACAGAAGATATTACACTCATAATGGAACTCATAATTGATGAAGCTACGCTAAGCATATTGCTGAATCCTGATGATACAAAGGAAACTATACTTGAAACTACAGAAGATACTACTGATACGATACTTGACCAAATAGATGAAATAACACTCATAATACTGCTCATAATCGATGAAGTTATACTCATCAAACTTGACCAACCAGAAGACACAAACGATATTATGCTAGATACAACAGAACTGATTGTACTTACTAGAGCAGACCAAATTGCCGAAGCTATAGCAACAAGACCTGTCCATGCGGCACTAGCAGTCGTAACTATTGTTTGCCAAATTGTAGACAAGATTGTACCCAAGTTTTGAATAGCGGTCACAATAGCAGTTACAATCATATTCCAGATTGCTGAAGCTACTGCAACTAATGATGTCCAAATTGTTTGTGCTGTAGTAACAATCATAGTCCAAATCGTCGATAGGATCGTGCCTAAGTTTTGTACTGCTGTAACAATTGTGGTAACAATCAAATTCCATATCATACCGGCAATTGCCACTAAAGAGTTCCAAATAGTTTGGGCAGTTGTGACAATAAAAGTCCAAATTGTAAGTAAAAAATTACCTAAGTTTTGAACCGCAGTAAGTATTGCGGTTACGATAGCATTCCAAATAACAGAAGCTACCGCTTGCAATACAGCCCACTGTGTTTGTGCGCTTGTAACGATTGATTGCCATAATGTTGTTAAGAATTGCGCTAAAATATTGAATATATTTTGAGCCATTGTAACGATAGCTTGCCAAATTGCCGCACCTGCTGCTTGCATTGTCTGCCAAGCACCTTGCCAATCGCCGGTTAAGACTTGAAGTAAAGCAGTGATAGTACCGACAATTAAATGCATTGCGATAGTGATGACTGCCTTTATCAATTCCCATGCCACTTTGACAATAGTAACTAAAACATTCCAACCAGCTTGAAAAATAGGAGTCAGCACAGCTATCGCTGCCTCTACAATTGCCACAATCGCAGCCCAACCAGCTGCAAAGGTTGCTTGTAACGTCTGCATTGCAGCGCCTACATAACTGAATTGACCTAATAAATTTGTAACAAAACTGATAATTGCTGTTACTGCATCCATAACTGCTGTTTTAACAGCATTAAAAGCGTTAGTTACAGCAGTTCTAACTTGTTCGCTCGAATTCCACAATCCTACAAACACAGCTATTAAAGCCGCCACTACTGCAATAACACCTAAAACTGGCGCTGATAAAGCTGAAAAAGCCGCTGTTAACGCGGTCATTACCGCACGAACCGCTACACTTCTAGCGATAAATGCCACAAATTGTCCAATTAATGGTGCTATAACAGTTGTTACAAATTGAATTGCAGGATATAACGCCATGAATGCACCAGCTAAAATACTGATGACACCGAGTAATGCACCAATAATTGGATGTGCTTGTGTCAAGTTCGCTAACCAAGCTGTAAATGCATCAACTACACTTAATACTGCTGCGCCCAACGGTGCCATAGCAGTCGCTACATTGATAATAATATTTACTATATTGCCTAGTACAGATAATACTTTAGGACCATTTGTCTGTATATAATCAATAAACTGTTTGAATCCGTCACTTGCTGCAATCTTTGCACTCCACGCTTCAAATCTGTTCGCCATTTCTGCTAAAGATTGAAAAATTAATTGCGAGTTAGGAGCAAATGCTTTCATCAGGTTAAAGATACCTTTGAATGTAGATCCAAAGATTTCTCCAATCAATGGTAAGTTAGTTTTAACATAATTAGTAAAATCTTGAATTGCTTGCGAACCTTCAACACTTGTAGCCCACTTATTAAATGATTCGCCCATTTTAGCGAACCCTTGTGAGACCCATTCTATCAATGGAGCTAAATTAGTAATAACCGCGATTAAACCGCTACCGAATGAACCGGCAGCACTTAACATATTATTAAATACTTTTACACCAGTTGTTCCCATCATATCGAAGAAATTAGAGGCTACTTGTGAAGTTTTAGCCCAATTCAACATTTTACTGCTAGCTTGTTCCATTCCTTGTGCTACACCGCTTAAAAATGGTGTTAATCCTTGCAAAACAACCTTAGCAGTGTTTATACCGTTTGCCAGTGTATTAAAAATTGCTGATTGATTCTGGCTGACAACGCCAGTCCAAGCAGATTTTAAGTCATCTACAGCAGATTGATAGTTTTGTACCTCTTTAGTTACTGATAACGTGCCGTTCTCTACCATTTTCAATGCACTGATTGCCATAGCACCAAAACCTACGACACCTGCGCCAGTAATCGCAAACGCATTTGCTAAACCTAATGCGCCGCCACCTACAACACCTATAGCATTCATCACTGCCATTAAAGCAGGTACTACAGACGCAATCGCAGGTACTAAAGCAGTGATAGATGATAAGAACATTCCTTTAAAAACATTCGCCGCAACTGTACCAGTGGTTCTAATATCGTTAGCTAAGGCGTCCATCTTATCACTATAGCTATTCAAGGCTTTATCGATAGCTACTAGACCTCGTTTGAATGCGTTAGTATCTAAATCAATTTTCTTTTCAATCTTATTTGCTTCAAATGCTGCCAATCTGGCTTGCAATGCGGCTAATTCCGCTTTGAACAAACCCGTTTCAAGTTCGACTCTTTTTTCTATCGTATCGCTCTCAAATGCGTTAGCTTGTGCATTAGCCATTGCGAGTTTTTGTTGCAAATCAGCTATATTTGCTTTTAAATCTTTTATTGCGTCGTTACTTTCATATTGTTTCGCTAAGGCTTCGGCTTGCATCAACTTTTGTTTCAAATCATTGATAGTAGCTTTTAATTCGACTTCCACATCATCTGGCAAGTTTTCTGCCATAGCCATAGCCTTGTGAATATCACGTTCAAAGTCGCTTATATCTGCTTCTATTTCTGCGATAAAGCGTGCTATATCATCCAATCGCAATCCCTCCTTTATTTATCTATTTCTTTTTGCTGTCTAACCAGCGTTGAAGTGCTTGACGTTGTACTTCTCTTGTTTTGCGTTTAATCCACTTTTCATGCGCTTTGTCATGTTCAACAGAAGTTTCAGTCTTATCTATCAACTGACGTTCGTGTTCGAGATTTTTAGATATTTTCTTGATGTCTTTACCGCCAGATAAACGTGTTTGCATGATAGAGTGTGTTCGTAAATCTTCTAATGTGTCTAAACGTCTATGTCTTGCACCTTTGATATATAACTCCCACTCTTTGATTGTGAGTTGTTCCAATTCATAAATAGGAATGTAACCCAACCATCGAATTGAAGTTTCGACAATATAGTCGTAATCTATACCGCTTTGTTGAACAGATTTTCGCCCGTTACGTTTTTGTACATTTGATTGAACGTGTCCAGTTCTTTCTCTTTGCCTTTGCCGTTCTGATACATTGTGTCGATTAAGTTGTTGATCTTTCCCTTAACCATACCGTCGTTTCTTAATGTGTTTAATGCACCTTTGAACAGAGAATCAATCTCGCCATTTTCTTCTGCATATTTCTCGATAGCAGTTTCTACTTCGATTAATGATGGTTTCTCTTTCGTTAAGTTAGATACAGCACAGTACCAGAATTGAGATAACTTTTCAGGGTCTTGTTGGATAAGTCCTAAGAAGATACCTGTAACGCCATCACCTTTAGTTTTAACGCCGTCTTTTTCAGTCGCTTCTGCGAATTGTTTTGCTTCACGTACAAATGCAATTGAACCTTTAGCTGTGTAGTCTTTACCGTTAATGTTTAATGTGTTTGTCATAATTTAATTACTCCTTTTAATTAGAAAATAGATAAATAAAAAAGGGGGCTAATGCCCCCAATGAAATTAGATATTTTGCGTAGCAGCGTCCTCTGCATCGCCTGTAGCTTCGCCGATAGACTCGTAAACGATTGCAGATGCAACAGAAGGGTCAATAATTTCTGGCGGTAATTTTGGTTCATAACCGTCAGCAGAGTTCAATTTAACTTTTAATGATACTTCGATATTCTCATCTTCATCATCAACCTCTAATGTGCGTCCATCAGGGATTACATAAGCAAAAGTTGCGTTATGTCCTTCAGTTTCTGCTTGCGTTTCTTCATCTGTATACGTAACCACATCATTATTAATAATCCAGAAACGCATTTGTTTACCGTACTTACACGCTTCTTTAAAATCTCGGTCACCTTTAATGTTTTTGTCGTAAGGGAATGTAACCTCGATTGTTTCTTCTACAACACCTGCAGACCAATCTTTACGATTACCTCTGATTTTTTCTCTCAATTCATTTTCGAATTCATGAGAGAATTCACTTGTTCCTGCTAAAACAAAGTCAATCGCTTTTGCTTGTTCGATCGGTGTATCTGCTGGAATACCAATAAGGGTCCATTTATCTACTGCCATTTATATCCACTCCTTAGTTTTATATCTCAATTTATGATCTACTGTATAAGCAATTCGTAAAATACCATGTTGCGTTTGACCGTCAACATCAGTAATTACTTGTTGCGTATCTATTCTTGTTTCTTTGCAACTGTAATAATCCATTATCGGCGCTTGTTGTGCATAATATGACAAGTCAGAAAGTAATCCGCGTGTTTCATCCACAACCAAATGTTGATTATCGTTATTTCTATGAAATAAGTGGAAGGTAATCGCAATTCTCTCTATATGACTATTGCTGCGATAAGTTGGCAGTGTGTTCGTTTCCCCTGCAACTACATAAGTGAGTTGAGGTACATTATTGCCATTATCATCTATACCTATGTCGGTTTGCATACGGTCAAAAATGTTCCGTTCTAATTGTTCGAATAATGACGACTTGTACAAGTTCGTCATCACTGCTCTAAATAATGATTGTTCAGCTGTTCTGTATATAGCTTGCATGTGTCTTACCTCCCTTAATCAAAATAACTATTAAAATATTGGCGTGCGATATCTAACGACGGATACCAGAAAGGTTGAGCAACCATACCACGAGTAGTATAGAATCGACCGTCTTTAAAATAAGTCCATGGAATCTTTTTAGCACGTGAACCTCTTGTAGCATATACACCAGTACCGAACTCGACGTATGCAGCATGACTGGCACCGACTTTGACTTGACCATGAAAACCACTGATTAACATATCAATTGAGTTTTTCAATGCACTTGTATCAACTGGTGCCATACTAGATGCGTTACTGTGTAATAACGCTGTCGTCTCTGCTACACCACGTTTAGCCTCGCTTAATACTTTGGCTTTGTACTTTTGAAGTCCTCTACTTATACTATTAGCCATATTCTACACTCTCACTAATGGCACTCTGTTTATTTCATGTTGGCCACCTTGGTCCTCTAAATCACCATTTAACTTGTAACGAACACCTTCAAATACAATGACATCAGAGCGATTAATATCTACGTTATACGGAACATAAAGCATTCTTGATAATTCAACACCTAATGCTTTGAACTCTGCTTTCTGCGACGTGCTAGGCGTGTCTAAAAAAGCGGTAGCATTTGTTGTTATTTTATCTTGTATTTGTTTTGGTGGATAAGTTGAAGTGTCGTTAAGAGTTGTTACACGTTCTATAGTGATTTGATGTGGAAACTCATCAATAAACATAATTTCCACCCCAATTTACCTTTCTATATTGTTTTAACTTGTCATATAAATGTTGGTCATCGCTATCTTTATAAGTATAGCTGACCGTCCCCATCGAACGACCAGCTAGATTACTGTGTTTATTCAATCTTGTTGCGATACTGTGAGCAATAAATTCTTCTACTCCATGAGGCAACGATGATGCAAACGACCTATGGCAATATTCTTCAGCCACTTTTAAATAATGAGGAATTAATAAAACAATTTCTTCGTCTTTAGAAGTATCTTGTAAATCCCACTCATTTATTAACTTAACTGTTAGTACATCCATGGTTTTACACCTCATTCATCTTTCAGACGTTCAAAAAAAGGTGATTTATACCCTGCTTTTTTTAGTCGCTTTTCAAAATCTTCGATGTACTTAACTGTTTTATTAATCTCTGTTTCAGCATTAAATAATTGTCCATCTTCTTTATTCTTGCAGTCTTTAATCACCTTAAATTTTGCCATTCAATATCACCTCTTTATTAGGCTGTTGGTGTCGATTCAGTTGTTTCTGCTCCTGCTGTTAAAGGCACTTTAACTACACCATCTAAACGTTCCGGGAACATTAATACACCTGATACCACTAATGTTTGGTGTGTTAATGTCTCTTGATGTACAAAGTGCGTCATACCTACCAAGCCTGTTGAGTCAGAAGTTAAGTCAAACGCTTGGCCTAGATCTGAATTGCCTGCAGGAATGTAAGCAATAACCAAATTCTCTGCAGCAGTTGCATAGATGTTACCTTGCTCAACTTGAGTTGATGTAAATACAACAACACCTGTTGCGTCTGTGTAGTAATTCAGTCCGAATGAAGTTTCTAACGTTAATTTTTTATCAGCAATTGCTTGTGCTACGTCCATTGGATGCGCAAATACAACAACACGGATAGTGTCATCTTCAAAAATTGTGTTTAATGCACCCCATGCTGAAGCTAACGCACCTTGCAACCCATTACTTGCATTTAAATTAGTTTGAGCGCTTCCTGATTGAACTAAAGTGAATAAATCTTTTCTCATATTTTTTTGCACTTCTTTAATAAGCGCCTCATCTGTAATGTCAATTGCAGAGTTTAAACCGTATTTTTGAATCGCTTCACCTGACGTTGATTTACGATATTTTGATAGTTTAATCTCTTTTGTTTCAGCAACTTTAGGCGTTACGTTAGAAAGTGGGATTAAATCACCTTCAGCTACATTGCCATCAGCCAAAGTCACTTCAGGTTTACCTAATAATTCGATTTGCATACCGCTTTGTACAGGGAATAAACGAGAAATCCCTAAAGCTTCGCGGAAGTCCTTTAAATTCTCTTCAAATCTATAAGTAAAATCGATTGATTTAGCTTTAAAGTTGTCTAATGTAGCTACAGTTTGTAATCCCGTTTCTGGATAACTAGGTGTAGCAAAGTGCTGTAAGTTTAATTTTAAAAAGTTTGTTTTGTCCATATTACATTCTCCTTTTAGTTAAATAATTGAATGTTATCTTCAATTGCTTTTTGTCTAGTAGTCGGATCTTTGATTTTCATAATTTCCTCTTTAGAGAACCCTTTGTTACCATCACTAGCTAACGGAGTTCTACCTTTTTTAACACTTGGTTGTTCAAATAAATAGGGCTTTGATTCTTTTAAAGCACTTACTTTTTCTTCTAATCCAACCACTGTATCGCCATCAAGTTTTAAATCTGCCTTGTCGATAAAAGCTAAAATGTCGTCTGGGTCATTAGCTTCTTTTGCAACAGCAGTTTTAATAGCGTTATTGATTTTTAAATCTTTCATCTTAGTTTCAAATTCAGCATTAGAATTTTTGTATTCTTCCAATTCTTTCTTTAGTCCTTCATTATCACCGACTTTATCTTGCAGTTCTTGAATTTGTTGGTCTCTGTTTGAGATTTCAGTATTAGCTGCATCTAGCTGCTCGTTAAGCGATTCCTCTTTATTTTTATAATCTCTTAAAGAATCATGATGTTCGTCAATAATCTTTTGAACTGTTTCTTCTTCCAAACCTAAACCGCGTAAAAATTCTCTTTTCATATTTATTACTCCTCACATTTTTGATAACACTGGTCTTATCCAGCACGAGTTTGCACCTTTTAACGCCTTAAGCATTTTTGGGCATAAAAATAACCGGCAATCTCACGACTGTCGGTTAAATAATTAATTCTTTTTTACATGCATACCTTTTCTATCGATACTTACAATAGATGTATCACTTTTGTTCAGTTTCTTAAGTTCTTTTTCAATATTTTTCAAAGTATTATCAATACTTTTTAAATAGCGTTCTGTTTTGTCTGCCATTATCATTTAACCTTCTTCCTCTTACCATTAGGTTTATATGGATATTCTTTACCTGTACGTTCCTTGTACCAATCCATATATGTAACATAAGGTATCTGTTTTGTTTTATTGTTCTTGTCTCTTGATGCTCTTATTTGAGGTTTCATACCATTCACAGTATACAACTTCTTACATCTGCAATTGATGTTTTGTTTAGCACTGTCTACACCGACGAGTAAGCGTGGTCCTTTTCCAGTGGATAAACCTACAGTAAAGTTGCCATTCTCATCTTCTTCCACACCGTCATGATGTGCATGTGATGGTCTTGTACGACTATCTAACGTAGCATCCCAATAGCCTTTGATTCTAGCACCGTTTTCTTTAGCAACATCTTCTGCGTCTACTTGCGCTTGTGATTGAGAACGCCCACCTTCTGTACGTGCTACTAAACGTGCTTGCTTTTCTGTCATACCTACATCCTTTTCAATAGTTTCAGCAATTTCATTGTAGCTGTTGCCGCCCATCAATCCAGTAGCAGTATGAACTCTGATTCTTTCAAGCACTTTGTTTCTGTGCTTTTCCAATGTCTTATCAAGATTAATCTTCTCCACAGGTTGATTTAACGCTTTTTGAATGACTTTATCATCTGGTAAAGTAAAAGACATTTGAATATCGGATGTCTGTTCAATCAAATACATATGAGACATAAAGCCGTCTAAGTACACAGCTTGTTGTGTTTCTTTGATTTCCTGTTTAATCTGCTTAAATTCATCATCAAGCATATCGCCCATTTTATCTAACATCTTGTTGTAGCGATTATATTTGTTGAATTCTGTCCAAGTGATGTGTGGATCATCTTCTTTTGAGTATTTAACATAGGATAAAGTAAACGATTCAAGTATCATCTTCAATATCCTAGCAAATATCTCTTGTATGACTGTTTCGGACTCAGCAATGTATCTATCTAACTTACTTTCAATATCCTTCTGGTTCTTCATCGTTATCATCTACTTTTTCTGAAGTATCTTGCGTGTAAACAACACTTTCAGCGTTCATTTGTTCTAATTCTTTTTCTACATCCGTTACAAAAGGATGATGTGATAAAAGTGTCTTTTGGCTCAACATAGTTTGGGACCTGCTGACAATATCAGTTTGTTCTAATTCATTAACCAATCTATTATAGTTAAAAGAAACATCAAACGTTTTATATTCATCTGCATTCAAATCATAAAACTTCAAAATAAACCAAATCAAATTTTGGATTGCAACATGCGTTTTACGTGCTAAAGGTTTTACTTTTAGATCTAAGTTTCCATACAAAAACTTAATAGAAATACCGCTTGGACTATTACCGAGTTTATCTTGGGAAAAATCAACACCACGTCCGAATTGAATTAAATATTCTTTCATGTTTTGTAGATACTCTAAAGATGATTGGACTGGGACATCTACACGTATTGTGTCTACATCGCCGTCATGTGCTACATTAATTGCTTTATAATGCTTGAGATTTACCATAAATTCCCTCAAGTCTTCCCCTTCGTATCCTTTTAAAATATGGATAAGGTCAGTTGATTCATCAAAAGTATTTTGTAAATCCGAAATCCTTTTATTAATTGCATCTATAATTGCTTTATAGCGCCAAATATCGCCGACATTATCGCTGTTGTTTTTAAATTCTACAAAAGGGACGCGTCCCCACGATTCGTTATCGTAATGTGTTGTATATGGTTCTTCGTATGAATAATCTAATACAAGACTTCCACCATGCATTTCATAATAAGTAACATCTTCTTTCGTCCAATACTCGACTTTTAACACATCATCTGAGATGTAATGACGGATAATAGCATCTAACTCTTTGCATTTTCTGTCTGCCCATATTGGTATAATTTCTTCCGTAGGAATTTCGACAAAGTTAAATCCTCCGTTTTCGTCAATATAAATGTGCAACCAAGAATTCCCTTTATTAGAAGTGTTTTTTAAAATATCTATTAAATCATCGCTGAAATCGTCATCAAGATGTTCATTTACTAACTGATTCAACTTATTGTTTTGATGTGTAATAGTCGGTGGATCACCCACCATATATTCGACTTTTTGGTCTACCATATTAGCATGATAAGCTGTAGGTATACGCCAATCAGGTTTAGTTTTATCAATGATTCCATCAAAATTATGAGGAGGTTCTGCAAAGATAATATCAGGCTCATTGTCGTAATATCTTTGACCAGTTAATATCATAGGTATTTCTGTTTTATGATTGTTAATCAATTTCATTAACTGTTCCACTTCAAAAACCTTATTTTTCATTTCTAATTCTTCCATAATTCTTTCGCCATAAGGCTTTTCATCAGGTAAATAAATATTAATCACCGCCCTTTAGGTTTTAAAATACTAATAGATGACTGACGCATGTCACGCTCTAAGGCGTATCTTGTAGCGTCAATAGTATGATTGTCTTTATCCTCTAATCGAGGTTTTATATTACCGTCTTTATCCGTCTGATAATCGATGTTTTCGAATTCTTTTGCTATATTAGGTGTTCGATTAGGATCTATAACAATAGCTTCTAAATCATTTAACCATTGCTCACCGTATTCCACGCTATCCGGACCTTTCTTAACCGCTTTTACACGTGGTATGTTCTGTTCTATTTTTAACTCAGCTATAGACTTGGGTTCTGCACTGTCACAATAGATGTCATCATTCTGATAACCTTTCTTCTTAATCCACTGTGCAATCTCCCTATTGCTTATCTGTACGCCATAGTGTTCATCCATAGCGTATATAATGCGTTTCTTCTTGTCATAATGCCACCTAACAAACGCTAACGGGTCTGTAGCATAACCGAAGTCAATCGCATTGCGTATATTATCGAATGTATCAAACTGTTCTTGAGGTATTGTTTCAATGCGTAAATTGTTGAATGGTACAACACCACTGCCAATCGCTTCACCTAAATACTCCCAACGGTAACGCAACTCATTTATTGCTTTAGCTGCCTTTGCTTCTTCAATAAACTCTTTGGCTATGAAAGGGTTATTCAAGTAAGTTGAATGATGAACAAACGTATTATCAGGTTGGAATGAAGATTCATATTTTTTATTAACCCACGACTGCTTTCGTTTAGGTGGGTTGTACGTATAGAAAAACTTATAAAAAAGACCATTATCCAATTCACCGCGTAATAGTGAGTTAGTAATGGTCGTCACTTCATCTTCTGTTTTAAATTCTGCTAATTCCTCTATCCAAGCTATCGCATAAGGGAATTGAGCGTCTTTCAATGATTTAATACGTTCAGGGTTCTGCGCCCCTCTGAACACCATTTTATTACCTCTGGGAACATATGTGATTTCCATAGGCGATACCTTAATCTTAAACAAATGTGATACACCCATAACGTTGATTGCCCATTTAATCTGTTCAAACACTGACAAAGCTAAAGTGTTGTCTATCTTACGTAATATCAATGCGTTCACTGGATAACGCATAATCAACAGTACGATAATAATAGCAATGTCAGATGATTTACCCGAACCACGTCCGCCCTTAGCAACGATATTCAACTTACCTTTATCCTTTGCTGCATGCCATAAGGAATGAAAGTGTTCAGGTATTAATTCACTCAACTTCACTCGCATTAGATGTCATCCACAAATTGAACCGATCCAGTGTGTTCTACTTCTTGTTTGTCAATTGGATTATATCCAGTACGATCTAAAATATCTTTTGCTGCTTGAAACTTAACTAATTCACTTTTAGCATTTAATAAACTAATCATTGTTTGCAACGCCTGCGGTACAGAACTTTCTAAATGATGCGCTTGATAAGCCATTAAGCCTGCTTTAAATTTGTCATTTGTTTTCCATCTGCTAATAGAAGGTTGCGGCGTGTTAATTTCAATCGCTATTTCCTTGTCGCTTAAATCCGTTTCGTTTTTGATACGTATATACTCTCTTTGTTTTTTTGTTAATTTCAGATAATCTTCAAAATTAACACCGTTTAACATATTAGTCATCTTATACTATCACCTACTTATCGCTATTCGCTTGTTAAAATAAAAAGACGCATCACTATAATGCGTCTTCACTAATAAAGTATTTTATAAAATCATTTCCTAATTCCGATATGGAAACACTGTCTTTAGTTTTGTTTTTAGTTTTTTTGTTATAACTTACCCTTAATCTCTTTTTAGACTTGCTGCTTTTAAGGTAATCAGCAATACTAATTATATCTTTTTGAGCTTTCTCCATAGATTCCATAATTTCATCAATATCATGTTGCAAATAATTTTCTGTTTTATTTTGAAGCAATCCATTTCTCAACAAATTATTTTTTGCCGCTTTGTAACCTGCATCAGTTATATTGAAATCATCTATTATCTTTCTTCCCCACATTTCCTTTCTTTCATTATAGGGGATACTATATTGTTTTAATATCTCTATCTCTAAAATCGTCATTCTATCCAATATAGAGAAGTATAATATTGAAATATCATATGAAAAGTTATGCTTTATCGTGTTTAAAACTCCATTAGATATATATTTGATTTTTTCCTCCTGCTTTGTCCTAGCAGAAGTTTCAGATCCTAATATATATAAATCGTCTATTTTTTCATTATACTCTTGATTATCAGTATCATTGGCCTTTTCAAGTATATCCACTCGTTTAGACAACTCTTTTATATATATACTTTGATTTTTTATGGCTTTGTTTTTAATGTGTCCACTAATAGTCCCCCCCATTATAGGAAGTAAACTTGCAAAAGCATCCAGTGCTGTGTTCGCCATGATTTCACCCCCTACACCAAGAGTTTCTGTTTTCAATTCTTCTTTAGCTCCATCTGCTAAGTTGCTACTAAATGCGTCTAATAAACGAGATATTACCTTACCCATTCTTTCATCCTCCAAATTTGTTATATGCATATTATACAACAAAAAAGACACCCGATTTGGCTATCGGATGCATAAAATTATTTAGGGAGGTTGTTGAGTCGTTTGTCATGGCTTTGTAGATTTTCTCTACACTATCATAATATCATCAAATAATACCCTCTATGCACACCGGATGCACATCGCTATTTCATTCCAACTTCTAGAGCTACTGCTCTCACAAAGTTTTTACGTATTTTACCTGCCGTATTACGGTGCATAAAACACTCTTCAGCGATATGTTCCATTTTCATGTTTTTGTTAGGGTTCCAGTATTTCAAGCGTATCACTTGTTTATATTCCTCCGGTAATTTGCTATAAGTGCTTTCAATCGCTTGAACCATTTCCTCTTGATTGCGTAACATCTTATTTGTCATAAGTCTTGTAGCCATGACTTCTGTCGCACGTGTAGGTTCCCCTTTCTGCAATGGTCCATATACGATATTATCATCAACCTGTTTTGTAGGATTGAGTATTTCAAGCCTTAACTTCTTAATATCTTTTTTAGTTGATTCAAGATTGTAAATCTCACTTTCAATGTATCTAAAAGTCGCAGGTTCAATTTTTGTCAATGCGTTTTCCCTCCCTTAAGTTACCAATAATAATGTTTTTCAACTCCAACTCTTTATCCAACTCTCGATTCGCCATATAAAGTACAAGTGAGAGGAGAGCGAAGAGAATGGTTAGTGCTATCCACATCAGTTACTCACCTCTGCTTTAATGTCATGATCGTTTATATCGAAGTCTGCAGGTGCTTCCACATCATCATTCTGTGTTGCGTGAATGATGAGCTGTTCAGTGATGTGTTTAGTTGCTTCGTATAGTGTAAGCGTTAAGATAATTTTAAATATAGTTTTAATCATTAGTATCACTCCTGTTCCTGCATTACTTGCTTAGCACTTTCCAATATACCTAGCGCCCTGATAAAGTCCATTTCAGACCGTATAACATATTGTTCAGTCGTACCATCGTCCATATCTCTATTGAGAATAACGACAACCTCATCATCTTGTTCTACTTGACTCCAGACGTCTATTAAAACTTGTTTAGCGTTCATGTTTACCTCCTAAAAGCAAGGCGGACGAACCGCCAAGCTGATTTTTAAACCCGTCGAATCTCACAGGTTTAGTTTTTTATACGTATCGAATTCGAGGCGGTTAACATTTATTCTCCTGTGCTACCGTATGCGCCTCTGTTACTTTCATTTTCAAACTCTTCTACTTCTACCGGCTGCATATAAGAAACAGGTACAATGACTAACTGCGCTAAACGTTCACCTTGTTTAACAGTTATAGGTTCACCACTGATATTATCTGTGATAATTCCTATCTCTTTGTGGTAGGTTTGATCTATCGTACCCAACGCTACACGTAATTTAGTTTTAAGCGATTTACCAGAACGTGGTCTGACTTGTGCTTCATAACCATAAGGTAAGTTAATTGCAACATCTGTTTTAACTGCTACTGTTGTGTGAGGTTCTATCACTGTTGTTTCAGACACATATAGGTCTAAACCGGAGTCAGTAGCATTAGCACGTGTCGGCATTGTTGCGTTTTCAGATAATAGTTTAATTTGTAGTTTAGTCATTATTTTTTGTCCTCCACTTTCGATATTTCATATTTTATTTCGCTCAACACTTCGCTATCTGGTTCGCCTTCTGCTTGTTGGTCGTCAACCATTTCTTTAATGCGATCAAACGCCTTTGCCTTTTCCAGCACCTCTACATGTTCTCGATAAATATCTTGATGTGTTTGCATGTGTGGGTATTTTTCCGCCAATGCTTTAGCGCCTTCTACTTGTTTTTTCATGTATTTGTATTTCATTCCAACTCCTCCTATTATTCAAATAATCCTCTCTAGCAACGATTGCAGTAATGCGTGTGGGGCTTGCCTCAATCACAAACCCCTTTACACCTCTGCTCTGTAACTCTCGCTCTAGTAGCGTTAAACTGCGTTCTCGTGTGTCTGATTTGAAACGCTGTTTAATTGTGTTTGATAAATCACGCATCTACTTACCCCAACACTCAATCGCAAATTCAATACTTTGTTTTGCTTTTTTAATATCTTCCAATCCATTCTTTCTAGGCGCACGCATCAAATATTTTAAGGCATTACCTACGTGATAAAAGACAGGAGCTGATTTATAAGTCCTTCCTACTAACTCAATAATCATTGCTGTTGTAAATTGACCGAACTGGTAATGATTAGGTTGATGTACTGAATTATTTTTGCAATCTTCAAAATGTTCAGCTTTCTTAAAAGATATTGGCAGTTTGTCGAAGTAATCCTCATCAGTAAGTTCGAACGGGTCATCGATACCGTCTAACTGAACCATTACAGATTGTTTGCCAAGTCTATCAACTTCTCTGATAACGACACCTGCGTGTCCGTCTTGCACATTCAATCCGCGATACTGCCATAAGATAATACGATCATCTCTTTTTAAATCTCTAATCTCATTCATTTAACGCACCGCCTTTGGATAGATAGATGTGTCCATAAGGTATTGTGTGTATTTGCCACGCAAATGGACTTGAGGTGTACCGTCGTATAACCAAGGACGCTCTGCTCTTTTGCGTGCTTCTGCTTGTTCTTTTTGACGTTCTTTGCGTAAACGGCCCTTATAAACCAAATTTCGCAAAGCATCTTTTTCACGTTCTACAATATAAAACTCTGTTTCCAGCGGTAAAATATCGTCCATAATGTGTCCGTCATTTAAATATTTAATAATCGCTTGCGGCGGAACTTTAGACCTTTTCAAATCTTCGGCTACGATGTAAAAACGAGACCTTTATGTTTAATCTTTCGGCATATTTTACCTTTGTACATCACATGATTGAAATTGTATTTAAGCGCATCTTCTATATCCCAACCCTTATCAAATCTTTCTTGCAAATCTTTAGAAGATACTTTTAAATTTTGAGATGCATATAAGATTTTTTGAGTTCCAATCTCAATCGTTTCACCTTTATAAATAAATTTTCCCATTACTTTAACCTCCTACAATAACCGCTCTACATCTGTAAGTTCTAAATCATCCATGTAGGCCTCTGGTTCTTCATAAATTTTATTGATCAAACTATCTTCCATAGCTTGTGTATTTTCATGTTTGTGAAATGTATCTTTGACTTTAGCTGTAAATGTCACTGTGCATTTGAATTGCATTTCTACGTCGTCATTGTTGATATTCAATTAATCACCTTCTATAATTTCGATTGCTTCGTCCACACTGCGTGCTACTCCGTAAAGTATCGGCATTGTTTCTGCAAACTTTTGAAACTTGATCTGCTCGGGTCGTAATCTTCCAGTCTCTGTTTTAACTTCGATTGCAATAAATTTTCCGTCTGCTTTTCTGAATCCAACTGTATCTGGAAAGCCTTTAGGCATAAGCTGCACAATTCGATTGTCTTTTGTAACAATTCTTCCTGCATTGCTTCTCCACAATCTATGGCCGCGTTGATTAGCAGCTAAAATAATTTCGTTTTGTATTTTTTGTTCTGACAC